TAAGAAAAAAGTTAAATCTAGAAAACAAGCAATAGCTATTGCTCTTTCAGAAGCAGGTAAAAAGAAAAAACGTGCTTAATAGAAAAGGATTTAAAAATACTATGACTAAACCTAAAAAGAAAAAAGTTAAAAAACAATATTTAGCTGGTACGTCAGGTGCATTAAGAGCTAAGAGAAAAGCTGCATTAAAAAGATTAAATAAAGATAATAAAGGTTCTGGAGTTTTACCTGGAGATAAGAAAGGTGGAAAATTTGTAGGATCAAAAAAGAAAAGTAAACATAACAAAAAATTTAAGGAGATGTATGGCTAAAGCAAAAGGATCAAGTACTGCAACTGCTATAAGAAATAAAGCAAAAAAAACAGGAGTATCTGCTTCTAAGATTAGAGCTATCTATAATAGAGGATTAGCAGCATATAGAACAAGTGGTCATAGAAAAGGTGTAAGTCCACAAGCATGGGCAATGGCTAGAGTTAATTCAGCATTAACTGGTGGTAAAGCAGCTAAAGTTGATAAAGATATTTTAAAAGGTAGAAAAGATAAAAACAGAAGAGCAGATGGTCGTAAAAAGAAACCTAAAAAGAGAACAGCATAATGGCATTAGAAGTTGAATTAGAAAAAAAGAAACTTGAATATACAAACGAAGATGGACAAAAGGTTCGTGTAGATATAGATCAAGATTTGACTGAAAAAGAAGAAGAAGCTTTTTCATCTAATCATTATTCTAATTTAGCAGAAGAATTAAATAATCAAGAAGTTTTAAATATTGGTAAATCTTTAATTAAATCTTTTGAAGATGATAAGGCTTCTAGAAAAGATTGGGAAGATCAATATTCTAAAGGTCTTAAAATGTTAGGAGTGGTTGTAGAAGATAGACAAGACCCATTCCCGGGAGCTTCAGGTGTTCATCATCCTTTGATGTCAGAAGCAGCAACTCAATTTCAAGCTAGAGCAATTGGTGAAATGTTTCCAGCAGGTGGTCCTGTTAAAACTCAAATTATTGGTAAACAATCAGATAAAAAATTAGAACAAGCTCAACGTGTTCAAGACTTTATGAATTACCAAGTTACTAATCAAATAACAGATTATTTTAATGAACTAGATCAATTGCTGTATTATTTAGCTCTAGCAGGATCTGCTTTTAAAAAAATATATTTTGATAATTCTTTAGATAGGATTTGTTCTAAGTTTGTACCTGCTGATCAATTTGTAATTTCTATGGAAAATACAGATTTAGAAACTGCAGAAAGATACACTCAAGTAATGAAACAAACTACTAATGAAATTAAAAGAAAACAAATCGAAGGATTTTATAGAGATGTTCCTGTTACTCAAAATCAAGGAGGACAAAATACTGCAGATGTAGTAGAACAAACTTTACAAAAATTAGAAGGTATGACACCTTCAATGGCTGATAAAATACATACAGTTTTAGAAATACACGCTGATATAGATTTAGGAGAAGATGAATCTGGTTTAGCATTACCATATATTGTAACTGTAGATTATGAAAGTGGACAAACTTTAGCTATTAGAAGAAACTGGAAAGAAGATGATCCACTTAAAAAAAAAAGAACTTATTTTATTCACTACAAGTATTTACCAGGTTTAGGATTTTATGGATCTGGTTTAATTCAATCTATTGGTGGTCTTCAACATGCAAGCACAGGAGCATTAAGAGCTTTGTTAGATTCAGCAGCATTTGCTAATTTAAATGGAGGTTTTAAAGCTAAAGGTGCAAGAATTGAAGGCGGCGATATAACAGTTTCACCTGGTGAATGGGTCGATGTTGAAGCATATGGCGATGATCTCCGAAAATCGTTTATCCCTCTTCCATTTAAGGAGCCATCGCCGACCCTCTTACAATTGTTAGGAGTATTAACAGAATCAGGTAGAAGATTTGCAAGTATAGCAGATGCTATGGTAGGTGATTCAGCAGGATCGGGTCCTGTTGGTACAACTATTGCTATTATTGAACAAGGTAGCAAAGTATTTTCTGCTATTCATAAAAGATTACATCAATCTCAAGGTAGAGAATTTAAATTAATTTATGAATTAAATGGAGAATATTTAGATGATGAATATCCATATGATGTAATAGGAGAAAGAAAAACAATTAGAAGAAAAGATTTTAATGATGCTATAAATGTTGTTCCAGTATCTGATCCTAACATTTTTTCTCAGGCACAAAGAATAGCATTAGCTCAAACTGGTTTACAATTAGCTCAACAAGCACCAACTATTATTGATACTAAAGAAGCATACAGAAGATTTTTACAATCGCTTAATATTCCTGATTATCAAGATTTAATTATAGAAGATGAAGAAACTCCTAGACGTGATCCAGTTTCAGAAAATATGGCTTTATTAAATGGTAAACCAATTAAAGTTTTTGAAGATCAAGATCATCAAGCTCATATAGCAGTGCACCAACAATTTATGATGGATCCTAGATTTGGTGGAAATCCACAAGCTAGAGAAGTTTTATATCCATTAATGATGGCTCACTTAGGTCAACATATGGCATATTTATATCAACAACAAATGCAAGCTCAAGTACCAGAAGGTGTACCTACATCTACAGGTGAAATTAATAAAGAATTAAGAGATGAAGATACTACAGAAGTTTCTATAGAACAAGAAAATAGAATTGCTGTTGCAGCTGCACAAGCAGCACAAGGTTTAATGGGAAGTATGCCACCAAGTCCAGAACAACAAAAAGAACAAATGGAAATGGCAAAAGATCAAGCAAGTTTACAATTGAAAGCAGAAGAGCTTAACATTAGAAAAGCTAGATTTGCTGAAGGAGTAAAAGATAAGGAAAGAACGCAAGCAAGAAAAGATGCTGAGACTAAAGCTAAAATAGTTGAAACAGCTTCTAGAGTTGCTAAACGTAATGATTAATGGCTGACCCAAAAAAAGGAACAGGTAAAAAACCGAAAGGTTCTGGTAGAAGGTTATATACCGATGAAAATCCTAAAGATACTGTTGGTATTAAATTTGCAACACCTACTGATGCAAGAAAGACTGTCGCTAAAGTAAAAAGGATTAATAAACCATACGCAAGAAAAATACAAATTTTAACTGTTGGAGAGCAACGTGCTAAAGTTATGGGTAAATCAAAAGTTGCTTCAATATTTAAAAAAGGAAAAGAATCAATTAGGAAAAAACATGGGAATAAAAGCAGAGGAAATAAGAAAAGCTAAGAAATTTTTAGAAAATAAAAATCTTTCAATATCAATTATTAAGCCAAGATTATTTGCGCAGGCTTCTAGTGAATTGAATAGAAACTTTAATGATACTTTAAAATTTATAAAAAATAAAATTTATGGAACGACTAATAATAGCAATCAAAAAAAAGATTAAAGAATACGACACAGATTTAGGTAAAAATTTGTTGTCTAAAGGTGTAGATAAGATTGAAGACTTCAAAAGAATACAAGGAATGTCTGTAGGACTTAATAAAGCATTAGAAATAATAGATGAAACTACTCAAAAATATAAGGAAGGAGATATAGATGATTAGTCAAGAAGTATGGGCAACTGATAGTGATGTACCAACACCAGAAAAAGTACCACAGCCAGTTGGTTATAGAATTTTAATTAGACCTAGAGGTGTAGTTGAAAAAACAAAAGGAGGAATTTATTTAACTGATACAAATAAAGAACAACAAAGTTATTTAAATTCTGTAGGACAAGTTATTGCTATGGGACCTGAGTGCTATGGCGATAGAAAAGCACCGTGGTGCAAAGTAGGTGATTGGGTTATATTTGGAAGATATGCCGGAGCCAAAATCTCTGTACAAAAAGTTAAAATGGTGTTAATTAATGATGATGAGGTTATTGCTACATTGGATAACCCTGAAGTAATATCTCATCAATTATAATATACGTTAGTTTTTGCTAACGACAACATAGGAGTAACTATGATAGAAGAAAATAACAATGAGAAAGAGTTAGAAGTTAAGCTAGATGAAAATCCAACTGAACAAGAAATAGAGGTTCCACAAAATCCTATTGATGCTTTAGTTGAAAAAGCTGAAACTGAAGAAAAAGAGAAAGCAAATGATAAGTCATATGAAAACGAAAGAGAAGTTAAGCTAGAAAAGAAAGCTGAAGTTCCTAAGTATTCAGATGATATGCCATATTCTGAAAAAGTTCGTAAAAGAATTGCTAAAGAAGTGGCAAAAAGAGCAGAAGCAGAACAAAAAGCTGTTAATTTAGAACAAAGATTAGCTGAATTAGAGAAAAAAACTTTTGAATTAGCTGGTAAAAGTCTAAAAAACAACTATTCGTCAGTTTCTGCTGATCTAAAAACAGCAATTGAAGAAGGTAATACTGAAAAACAAGTAGAGCTTTATGAAAAAATGGCTGATATTAGAGGACAAATGTCTAAAACTGAAGAATTATCTGCTTCAGTACCTAAAGTAGAAAAAAAACCAGCACAAACTCCACCTTTAGCAGCAGATTGGGTTAAAGAGAACAGAGAGTGGTTTAATAAACCAGGTTTCAGAAAAGAAACTGCTATGGCTTATGGCATAGATGCAGAACTTACTGAAGAAGGTTGGGATGTTAATGATCCAGATTATTATATTGAAATGGATAAAAGACTTAAAGCATCCGGAATGAGTTATTTTTCTAAAGAAGAAAAAGACACTGTTCAATCAAACGAAAATGTAGTACAAAAAAACAACAGAGTGCAATCTCCTGTAGCTGGAGTTTCTCGTAAAAAAGGAACAGACAGTAATAGAGTTAAGCTAACTCAAGATGATATCAGAACTGCGCAAACTTTTGGTATTGATATTAATGATGAAGCGGCACTAAAGCGGTTTGCTAAAGAAGTAAAAACCTTTAGCAACAATACGTGAAGGTAAAGGAGCACGACTATGAGTAATAAAATAAATAACGAAACTAGAGCTGATAAAGCAAAGGTTTCACAATGGCGCCCTAGTAATTTATTGGAGGCTCCTGAAGCTAGACCTGGTTACAAACAGAGATGGATTGCAACTATGGTTTTAGGTCAGGAAACACCGACAAACGTAGCCAAACGATTGAGAGAAGGTTGGCAACCTCGTGACCCTAAAACGGTTAAAGATGCTGATCACTATCCAACGATAGAACATGGTAAGTTTGCTGGTCATATAGGTATCGAAGGAATGCTACTCTGTGAAATGCCAGAAGAAATGGTAAATGAACGTAATATGTATTACGCAAGAATGACTGAAAACTTAATGAGATCGGTCGAACAAGATATCCACAAAGTAGAGCAACCAGGAAATCCTATTCAGAAGTCTTTCAAATCTGAAGTTACTAGAGGTGGTTTTAAAGAGTAACTATAAATAGGAGACTATAACTATGGCAAATGCTAACACACCTAATGGTTTTATACCATTAAGGCAC